ACACCGTCAGCGTGTTAAAAGTCGAAACTGTGTACTGCACATAGATCCCTGACGCAAAAATCATGCCTTCGTCTGGTATTGTTAGATCTCTAGTACTCGTCGCTGAAGCCACAGTACCAACTTTGTATATAGATGTGCCGGTTGGGCTTGTTGTTAAAAAATCTAACACTCCAGCCGTTCCGGTGCATACAAGGTTGAGTCCCTGGAATCTAGCCCTGCCCTGCCAGATGACATCTGCTGCTGAAGCGTTCACGCCAGCACTGACGTTACCAGCTGGGTTACCCACGGCTGATATGCCAGAAATAGTTAAAAAGTATTTGCTCCCAGTAGCGGTTCCCGCATTTGCGCCAGTGATTGACTCAGTTTGAGCGTCACTGTTCACATCAGTACCGGTAACCGTAAAGGATTTAGCAGAATCGTCACCAGCAGATAGTATAGTCACTACCCTTCCGTGACTGAGAGTAACAGAACCTCCAGAAGATAACGCTCCCCCTATTACAAGGGCTGCGTTATTCCCAACCGCTGCCGCTACCGATATCCCATCAGCATCCAAAGCCACCGTATCGGCGGTGAGATTCACCGCCTTGACGTCTGAGCCCGTTAGTCTAGTTCCCATAAGTTACTCCTTATTCAAATGGAGTAGCCAGTGAACCATCACCATGCAAGTATGCTTCACAATGCCATACTGACGCACTGGTCGCTACCAGACGAATAATGCCGCCCACGAGCCAACCTTGCGCCGCCGACCCCAAATCAATGGTGTCATCATCACTTGCATCGGGTATGAAAGTATTATTATCTGTAGCAGTTGCTGGATCAAAGATATAAGCAAAACCAGAAAATAAATCACTGGCGTTGTCTGTATTAATTTGTCCCGCACCTGTAAAGGTTGTGCCCACTACAAATGTATAGTTTAGCCCAGCCACAGCAGTTGGTAGTGTTACCACAATACCTGCCGCCCTGTTAAGAGTATAAACAGTACCTGAATCAGTGGATTCTACCGATTTGGTAGCATCTGTAATGCTGCTGATATTCGAGTAAGCACTTACATAACCTGTTGTGGTTATATTACCGCTGGTGTCAACATCTAGATTTGTGGTAACCGTACCTGTTTTGGCCGCAACAGAAATTTGCTCAAAGCCGTTTTCGGACCTGACTGGTCCATTAAAAGTTGTGTTAGCCATAATCCCCTCCTCAGAGAATTGATCTATCGTCTTGGCAAATGTCCGCTAGGCCGGTCGATAGACTGTTTAATGATCCTAGTCTCTCTGGAGTATAGCATCAAAAAACATTAAACTAAAAAAGTAGTAGATAAAAAAGGGACCCGAAGGTCCCTGTAATTGACTCTCACATCTACCAAGGGGTCAGTAGATGATTTTATATTCTACTGACATCCCGCCTCGAAGCAATTGTTCTCGATATTTTCTTAACATTTTTTTTGCTGCGTGCTGTATGGCCGGTGTCCAGGTTAACTGTTCAGCAATTGACTTACCAAAACGACTGTCCAGGCCGTTGTAGCCCTGGCCGTCATCTTCTAAGGCGCCATCACACCTGGCCGCCAAAAACATTGCACAAGCCCGCATTGCATCTACTATCTCGCCGCTCATGGGCTTTAACTTTTTATTGTGAAAGATCTTTTCTACTTCTTTGACGCCAACCGCTAAATCGTCAATGGATATGCTTTGATCAAGCATTTGCACATTATCCAAAGCTTTATCTAGCACTTTTTGCTTATCAACTAAAGCTTCAGCCATTCTGGCGTCTATAGATCCGTCAACAACTAGGTGTTGCACTAGCACTGAATCTTCTTGGCCAATTCGATGGCAACGGTCTTCGGCCTGGCTCACATTACCAGGCACCCAATCAAGCTCAGCAAAAACCACATGGCTGGCTTTTGTTAGTGTAATACCAACGCCCGCAGCTCCGATTGTGCCTATAAAGACATCTGCTTTGCCGGCTTGAAAGGTGTCCACAGATTCTTGTCTATGAGTTTGATTGCAGTCACCGGTCAAAGTAACAACCTTTTTACCAAATGCTTCTAGGCCCTCTTTTATGTCTTGCACAACATCTTTATGGTGGGCCATAACTACAACCTGGTGATCTAAGTCCGCCAAGTGATCTACCACATCGTTGACCTTAGCCAGAGCCATTTCATGCCGCACGATTGACATTCTTTCAAACGAGACTGCCTCAAAGCTGGTTTCTTCAACAGCATCAGCCAAAGCTTCAAACTCTTTGGCCAACTCGTGGCTGTAAGATTTGTTTGGCAAGACAATTACCTGGCGCACCTTCGCCGGTAGATCTCTTAACACCTCATCTTTTTTCCTGCGAATCATAAAAGCTTGGCGCAATCTTCTTTGCAATTCGTCCAAGTTTGAAGATCCGCTGAAATCCCAACCAAATCTGCTTTTATATGCACCGGCATATTTTTTGGCAAAGTAGAAAAAGTTACCAAAGCTTTTGTGGTCCAGGTATCCAGCTATGGGCTGTAGCTCAATGGGCCTATTCGTTATCGGGGTCCCTGTCAGCAACACTTTGCGGTTTGCCTTGATGCTCACCGCCTGTATTGTACGCTTCGCCTTGGGATTTTTGATTTTATGTACCTCATCCATTATGACCATATCCCAGGTCCTGGATTGCAACGCTTTGGCGTGCTTTGTAAGCACATCATAATTAATAATAACCACGTCAGGGTTGGCCGGTATTTGATCACCACCACCATTCACAACATCAATGGTGCGCTCAGCAACCAACCACTTTTTCATTTCACTTTTCCAGTTAAGCTTTAAAGATGCTGGGCAAATAACTAACACCGTTTTTGGCGTTGTCACATTGATGACGCCAATCGCCTGGATCGTTTTACCCAGGCCCATCTCGTCACCGATAAGCGTATTTTTACGCTCACACGCATAAGCTATGCCCGCTTTTTGAAACGGAAGGTAGGCTAAGCCATCAGGCACGGGTATTTGCATATCTGAGTTTGTGGCCGCTGAGCGCTCAATTGCAGCGTTGTCATCAACCGTTTGCGTGACAACCCATGCGTCGTCTTTCTTGGTGACGCCATAACCGGCCTTTTTGACGGCGGCTTTTTTGGCACGCCACAGCGCCCAAAACTCTTGCGTCGGCTGGGCGGTTTTAAGCAGCCGGCCGTCCGACTGCTTTTCACCTTTTGACCACTCTAAGTTTAAGTCCATTGCTAAGCCTCCATCGTCTCGAAAAGCCGATCGAACAATTCGATCTCGTCTTCGGTAGCTTCGGCATAAAGACCGTCAACGGTCAGCTTCTTTATAAACGCGGCCATCTCTTCAGTCATCTCTGCATCAGCAGCCTTGGCTACGTCAACTAGAAACTTCCTCATAATTTCTTGCATCTTAATCATCATCCGGCTTCTTCAAAATAGTTGGCGACAAATACCTTCGCTTTGTTGATCGTGCTGAATACGCGACAATCGGTTTTCGCGCCGGGCAGGATGCCTTGACTGTCAAACTCAGCACCGTAAATCTTAACCATATACGGCTTGCCAGGAGCGTTGGTCTTGCGGCGAATCCACCCGATAGCAGCATTGCGACGCTGATTGGCGGGGTAGACCCCCCACCAATCCTTCAGCTTTGGCTTGGTCCAGATTTGCACTTCCATGCTAATTTCCTTTTGGTTAATTGGGCCTTTTCATTACTTACACCTTCATTATACATATCGTGTCGTTATGTGCAAGTTTTTACACAAATATATGTAAATAATTTAGGCATAAAAAAAGGGACCCGAAGGCCCCTTTTTGCAACAGAAAACGCTGTTACCCGTGATTATGCACCTTGAGAACCGTAAATACCACGCCAGTCACTCCACCCGAAAGAATATCTCTCTCTTGCTTTGTAACGGATGTTACCCGTCGTGAAGTCAGGTTCCATGCTGGTTTCCATCGCACTTCTTTGGAACATCTTGAGGCCCTCGCCTTGTGATGTTACAGAAGTGAGGATGAAGAAAGCATCTGGATCAGTTAGATAATGATTAACCGTATACCCGCCAGAAAGAACACCTGTGTTCTTAACTGCGTTGAGATCATTATCAGCAGATCCTGGCCGTCCCTGTGAGTTTAAAATCCTGTCAGCTACGAAAACGAGTTCACTTGGAACCACAAGTTTCGAGGCCTGTACAGAGATTGTCAACCCACGATCATCGGTGAAGTCACTGATGTCGATCAGCGCATCTTCCAAAGATGTCTCATTCAGATCCGCCATTGATGTAGCTCTGTTCGCAGCTG